AATCGCTTCCTTGACTTCGTTGTTGATCAATCAGTATTGATGAAGAACGCACGAGTAATTCGTATGCGTACTCCACAGATGGACATTGACAAGATCTCTGTCGGCACTCGTTTGCTTGCAAAGGCAACCGAAGCAACAGATGATGGCGCAAATGCAGCTGTCACATTCAGCAAGGTATCGCTTTCAACTGTAAAGCTCCGTCTTGACTGGAATATTTCAACAGAATCGTTGGAAGACAACATTGAGGGCGCTTCGCTGGAAGACCATATCGCACAGATCATGGCTCGCCAGACCGCAAACGACCTTGATGACTTGTTCATCAACGGCAACACATCGTCAAACAACGGTCTTCTTAAGGCTTTGGATGGCTTCAACAAGCTTGCAAGAACAAGCGGAGATGTTGTAGATTTCGCAGGAAACAATGTTTCTCGCTCAACCTACGATAAGGTTCTTCGTACCTTGCCAAGCAAGTACTTGCAGCGCCGTAATGAACTGCGATTCTTCACGGGTCCAGGCATTGTTCAGGACTCAATCTATAGCTTGGGTAATCCAAACTCAGCAACTGAGGCAACTGCAGGCGCACCTGCACCAATGTCAACAGCTGGTGAAATGGCATTCTTGCAAGGCTCAATGAGAGCAAATGGTGGTCCAGGTGCAACTGGTCTCTCACCATTTGGTATTCCTCTTGTTGAAGTGCCTTTGATGCCAGAAACCGCAACTGGTGACTACTCGGGCGCAGCAGGATCGCATGGCTTTGTGGAACTTACATTCCCAAATAACCGTGTAATTGGTATCCACCGTGACATCACAGTGTACCGCCAGTTCAAGCCAAAGACTGACACAATTGAGTACACACAGTACATGAGAGTTGCAAACAACATTGAAAATGCTGATTCATATGTAATCGGTAAGAATGTTAAGTTGCGCTCACTCTAATCTAAACAATTAAAGTAGATAACGGGCGGGGTTCACAAGAACCCCGCCTTTTATCATATTTAATTGATTTAAATAAATATAAGTGGTAAGATTGATAATATGACTAATAAAAAAACAAGCGTAACATCTGAAGAAATTAACAAACCAAAAAAAGCAGTGGTGAAAAAAGCTGCGGTAAAAAAAGAAATTACTGAAGATATTATTTCTAAAGAAGGAAAAGTTTTAATTGTATTTGAAAGCGGATCTGGGTATTCAACTGGTTCTGGATTTCGTTTTTCACAAAGGAATAAAATGGGCTTGCTTCCATCGGAAGAAGCCAACTTTCTTCTTGCACTAGAAAATTTTAGATTACCTAGTGATGAAGAAAAGGAATTGTATTATACTAATCAGGAGGATTAAATAATGGCAGGCAATCTTACAAACTATCTTGAGAATAAACTTATTGATCACTTCCTGGGTACTACTTCGTACACAATGCCAGCAGATGTTTATGTAGGATTGTTTACCGTTACACCTGGTGAAGCTGGTGGTGGAACAGAAGTTACTGGTGGTTCATACGCTCGTCAAGTAGCGACATTTACTGGTGCTGCAAGTGGTGCAACATCAAACGACACCAATATTGATTTTACAGGAATGCCAGCCGCTACCACTGTAGCAATTGGTATTTTTGATGCTTCAACTAGCGGCAACATGTTGCTGTACGGTTCACTCACAACAAATAAAACAACGGATGCTGGGGATACTCTAAGAATTGCAACAGGCGATCTTGATATCAGTATTGACTAAGGAGGGCAGGTGCTAAGAAGAGAATTTAGTGGTGCTGTCCTTAGAACAACTATTACAGCAAATATTTCAAACTCAGCTTCATCTATTTCTGTCCTAGATGGTTCAACATACCCTAGTGGAAATAATCCATTTGTTGTTGTTATTGACCGTGGTTATGCCGCTGAGGAAAAAATCTTGATTTCTTCAAGGTCATCAAACACTCTTGCTGTTGAGCAGAGAGGTTATGATGGTACTACAGCAGTAGCCCATACTTCTGGCGCTTATGTTGACCATGTTCTTGATGCCGCTGTAATTCAGGATATGAATACAACGACTTATGATAATGAAATTCTTGTTTGGATGGGGGTCTAAATGGCTAATTTAACACCAAAAAGCTTTTATATTGGAAATGAAAGTGCTTCTAATGCATATACGACTGCAAATACGGTTGGTAATTATTCAATTATTAAAAACATAAACCTGTGCAACGCTACATCTTCAAATGCAGTATGTAGTGTTCATATTCTTGTAGGTGGAGCATCTCCAGCTGCCAACAATAAAATTGTAAGCAATGTTAATGTTTTGGCAAACAATGTTGTTTATTACAACACATCAGTAGTCGTACCTGCTAATAGTAAAATCTATGTAGATCAAGTTACAGCTAACGCTATAACATTCACGATTAGCGGTGTAGAGTATGCCTGATCTTAACAGGTCTTTACTTTCTGAAGGTGAAAATGCGGATACCCTTGGTGGTTTATCTGGCGTATCAATTACTTCACCAGAGGAGTTTCAAACTCTTGGATACAATGGTACTGAATGGGTAAATTCCTACTCGCCAACTGTTTCTTATGTTAGAAATGCTGAAGCGAATACATTAACCATAGGAACTGTGGTTTATCTTTTTGGCGGTACTGGTGATCACGCTACTGTTAAAAGAGCTGATTATGGCTCTGATGCAACATCTTCAAAAACAATCGGTCTTGTCGGAGCAAACATTTCTGCATCGCAGAATGGTCCAGTCATAACACGAGGTTATGTAGATGGTATTGATTTATCAACAGGTTTTGCTGAAGGTGATGTATTATGGCTTGGCGCAAACGGACAATTTACAAAAACAAAAACGGTTGCTCCAAACCATCTTGTTTTTATTGGCGTTGTTGTCCGTGCAACCAATAACGGTATTATCTATGTAGCCACCCAAAACGGATACGAACTTGATGAACTACATAATGTTGCCATTGCCAACACACTTGCGTCTGGTGATTTTTTAAAGTATAACGGAACTCTTTGGGTTAATGATCAAATTGATCTTGGAACAGATACAACTGGTAACTATATTGCGACAATTGCTGGAACCGCAAATGAAATAACCGTATCTGGTTCTGGTTCTGAAAACGCAGCTGTTACTATTAGCCTTCCAGCTAATGTTACTATCTCAAATAATCTTATCGTTACTGGTGATCTAACTGTTAGTGGAAATACAACAACTATAAATACCGCTAATCTTAATGTTGAAGATAGTTTTATCCTTCTTAATTCTGGCGAGACTAGTTCTCCGACATTAAATTCGGGTATTGAGATTGAACGAGGCACTTCTACGAATGTCTTTATTCGCTGGGATGAATCCACAGATAAATGGCAATTCACAAATGATGGAACAAACTACACAGACCTGGGAGCTGGCGGTGCAACAATATCTGACACTGCTCCAACAAGCCCAGTTGCTGGTCAAGTCTGGTTTGAGTCAGATACTGCCGCTACTTATGTTTATTATGATTCTCATTGGATTGAAATTGGAGCAAGCGGTACAGCTGCCTATGTAGGAGATACTGCTCCTTCTAACCCAATTCTTGGTCAGTTCTGGTATGACTCATCAGATGGCGGTACCTATGTTTACTACGACTCAGTTTGGGTTGAAGTTGGTGCATTAGCAATAAATAGCCTTTTGTCAATTATTAATGCAAAAGGTGATTTACTCGTAGGCACCGCTGACAATACTTTAGACAGACTAGCAGTCGGAACTAATGGTTATTTTTTAAAAGCAAATTCATCAACCACAACAGGTCTTGAATGGGCATCAATTCCAACAATTAATGCCCTTGATGATGTTGGTGATGTAACAATCACTAGCGCAAGTTCTGGTCAAGTGCTACAATGGAATGGTAGCGCATGGATTAATGCAACAGTCAGTTCAGATGTTATGACTGACACAAGAAATGCGGCTTTGATTATTATGGACATAGGAGCGTAAAGTATGGCAGTAGGAGACAGAGTTGAATCTAGACTGGGTGGACCAACTCAACTAGGCAATACAACAACAACTATTTGTACAGCAGCGACTGGCTATGCAGAAGTTATTAAGCAGATAATTATTACCAACACAGACACAATTGATCGCACAGTAACACTGGCGATTGGTTCTGCAGCTACTGCTGCAAACCGCTTGCTTTCAGCACTACCTATTGGTGCCAATGATGTAATGATTTGGGATACCGCTTTGGTACTGAACGCAGGTGAGACACTACAAGGACTATCGGACACAGCAGCCAAGGTAACAGTTACTGTTGTCGGCTGGGAAAAGCAGACAGCGTAATGGGTTACTCAAGCGGCATCGGTATAGGTTCACAAAGACCTGGTGTGTGCACGAGCAGCACCCGCCCTTCTTCGCCATTTATTGGTCAACTTATTTATGAGACTGACACATCTCGTTTGGTAGCCTATAATGGATCTGCTTGGATCACACAGAACGGTGGTCTTGTTCCAATTATACCTACATCAGTTTCGGTTGGTGGTGGTACTGCAACAGTTGGAACAAACGGTCAAGTCACTTTTACTTCTGCGACAACTTCGCTAAGCCTAAACGGTGTTTTTAGTTCTGCATACGATAATTACCGCATTGTGTATCGGGCAACTTATGCAAGTGCGGCTTCAGTTTCAGCAAGACTTCGTATTGCAACTACGGACACCGCAACAAACTATACTTTTGTCAGCTTATACACAAACACAGGTACTCCTGGAGGTGGATCAACAACAACAACAAGTTTTGGTTTATCAATTTCTAGCGTGACAACCCGTAATGTCGTGGCAGATATTGTTTCACCATTTATCGCAACGAGTACAGGATTTATTGGTATTGGTCGTGAACAAAACGCTGGAGCGAATTACGGAATAATTAGTTACGGTCACGCACAAATTGACAGCACAAGTTTTGACGGAATAACACTTTTAAACGACCAAGCACAAACAGGAACAGTAAGCATTTATGGGTACACCAAATGACAAATGAAATAACACCAAACGGAAGTGCCTGCCCAGTTTTCATTGAAGAATACGACCCTGCACAAATTGAAGCCGACAAAGCCGAAGCCGAAGCGCAAGCCGCTGCTCTCGCTGCTAAAACAATCGCAAGACAGGTTTTGCTAGAAAGATTGGGTCTTACAGAAGAAGAAGCACAACTATTGTTAGGAGGATAATATGGCGCATTTTGCAAAAATAACAGGAGACACAGTAGTACAAGTTATCGTTGTGTCCAATGAAGATTGCGGGAACCTAGAGTTCCCAGAATCAGAACCAGTTGGTCAAGCATTTATTGCTTCAATTGGTCTAGATGGTGAATGGAGACAAACATCATACAATAATAATTTCCGTGGATATTATGCGGGTGTTGGTTATCGTTATGATTCACAGCTTGATAAATTTATTGCACCATCTTACTCAACAGAAGATACATCAGAAGATGAGGTTGTTGAACCGTAATGGGTATCCAGGTAGCACGAGGACAAACAAAGAATGGTGTTTGCACTAGTACTACACGCCCTGAAGCACCTTATGTTGGGCAAATGATTTACGAGACTGATACAAATCTATTGAAAGTTTGGCTGGGCAGTGCTTGGTCAGTAGGACAAACACTCTAATGGCTATTACAACGACTACTCAAGGTATTCAGGCTGGCGTTTGTTTATCAACCGCACGACCTTCTAATCCTTATTTAGGTCAAGTTATTTTTGAAACAGATACTAACCGAATGAAAGTTTGGTTGGGTTCTGAATGGTCAACTGGGTATACACATGGAACAACATTTAATGTTGAATACCTTATAATCGCAGGTGGTGGAGGCGGTGGAAGAACAGATGGTTCTACTTTCAGCGGCGGTGGTGGTGGAGCGGGTGGTTATCGCTCATCTGTTGCTGGAGAAGCAACTGGTGGTGGTGGAACGCTAGAATCTCCTTTTGCACTTAGTTTTGATGTTGGCACATACGCCGTTACGGTTGGTGCTGGTGGTGCATCAGATACTGTGGGTTTGGATAGCGAAATTTTTGGTATTATTTCTAAAGGTGGTGGTCGGGGAGCAGGTTTAAATGCATCTGGCACTGGTGGCTCTGGCGGCGGTGCAAACAATATTAGTACAACTGGCGGTGCGAGAACTACATCACAAGGTTTTGCTGGTGGTAACAGTATAAGCGGTAGCTATGCAGGTGGTGGTGGTGCTGGTGCAGTAGGTGGGACAACAAGCGCCAATAATATTGGCGGTGCAGGTGGTGCTGGTCTTTCCTCATCAATCACTGGTTCTGCAGTAACAAGAGCAGGCGGTGGTGGTGGCACAGGCAGTTCTACTGGGGGTGCTGGTGGTTCGGGTGGTGGTGGTGCTGGTTCAAATGGGGCTGCTGCTGGTACTGCTGGCACAGCGAATACTGGTGGTGGCGGTGGTGGTGCTGGCGGTTTTGGTGGTGCAACACCTTCTGGTGGTGCAGGTGGTTCAGGAATTGTTATCATTCGTTATTTAACAGCTCTTGTTACTGGACTTACTATTACTGGTGGAACTAAAACAACTTCAGGTCTATACACAGTTCATACATTTACCGCATCGGGGAGCTTGGTGATCTCATAATGGCTATTAACAATATTACTGGAGCACAATCAATTATTCAACCCGCTGTTTGCACTAGTACAACACGCCCTGCTAGTCCTTATACGGGTCAAGTTATTTTTGAAACTGATACTAATGTTATGAGAGCTTGGCTGGGTTCTGGTTGGTCTAGTGGATATTTACACACAAGATCATTTGATGTTGAATATCTGGTCATTGGTGGTGGAGGCGGTGGCGGAGGAGGATGCGGAGGCGGAGGCGGTGCTGGTGGATATAAAACTGCTTCTAATTTTTCTGTTTCTTCTGGCGTTGGATACACGGTAGTTGTTGGTGGTGGTGGTGCAAAAAGCCCAGGTCTAGGAAACAACGGTTCTGCTGGTATTGGTTCATCTTTTTCATCTGTATCAGTATCTGGCGGAGGGTATGGTGCTGATAACAACACTAACGGAGGAAACGGTGCTTCAGGCGGTGGTGCTGGAGCATCTTCTGGTGTTTTGCGCTCAGGTGGAACAGCTGTAAGCGGAGAAGGTTTTGCTGGTGGTTCTACACCTAATACTAACGCAACCAATGTTGCTTCGGGTGGTGGTGGTTCGTCAGGTGTTGGAACTAATGCTCAAACTGGTGTAGGTGCTGCTGGTGGAGCAGCAACTTCTAGCAGTATCACTGGCACATCTGTTGCTCGTGCTGGTGGTGGAGGTGGTGGAGGTTTTTCGGGAGCTTATGGCGCTGGCGGTGGTGGTGGTGCAACGGCTGGAGCATCAAATACCAATGCAACAGATAACACAGGTTCGGGTGGTGGTGGATCTGGAGACAATGGTTCAACTTCTGGCGCTGGCGGTTCAGGTGTTGTTATTATCGCTTATCCAACTAGTCAACCATTAGCAACAGCAACAAGTGGTTCACCAACATACAGTTCTGCTCGTGCTGGGTATCATGTTTATACATTTACTGCTTCGGGAAGTATATTTTTCTAATGATTACTTTAGATGATATTTCAACTGGTAGTGATTTTTTTAGCAATGTAGCAACATTGGGCGGTTTAGAAATCACTCATGTTAGATTTAAAACCGCATAAGTGGTAGAATAGGAGACATAATGGCAATTAACTTCCCAGATTCCCCAGCAACAAATGATGTCTTTACATCTGGCGGAAGAAGCTGGACATGGACAGGTGATACCTGGCAAGCTTTTGTGCAAGCGATGTCAAATGGTTCAATCACCAATGATTTGATTGCAAATGCAACAATTACATCCGCAAAGATTGCAAATGCTACGATTACCGCTACACAAATTGCAAACACTACGATTACAGATACACAGATCGCAAATGCTGCGGTTACATCCGCAAAAATTGCAAACGCAACTATTACAAGTGCGCATATTGCAAATACAACTATCACAAGTGCGCACATTGCAAATGCAACAATCACAGCTACACAGATTGCAAATGCAACGATTACGAATACGCAGATTGCAAATGCAACAATCACAGCTACACAGATTGCAAATGCAACGATTACGAATACACAATTGGCAGCCAATGTTGCTGTAACAAACTTAGGTTTTACACCTGCATCAACAGGTAAGGCAATTGCAATGTCAATTGTTTTTGGAGGATAGATTATGGCAGCACCAAATATTGTAGGTGTAACAACAATTACAGGAAAGACAGCAGTTGCTGTTCTTACCGCAAGCGCAGCAGCAATTGTAACAAATAGCGGCGGTAGCGGAAAGGTGTTCAAGGTTAATTCACTTTATGTATCCAATGTTGATGGAACATCCAACTATTCTCTTACTCTTGACTTGTATCGTTCATCAACCGCATATCGTATTGCTTACCAACTCGTTGTTCCAGCAGGTGCAACAATGGATGTATTGACAAAAGCAATTTATCTTGAAGAAGGCGATTCTCTTCGTGCTTTCGGTAGCACAACGCTGAAGCTGGAGGCAGTGTGTAGTTACGAGGAAATCTCGTAACTATGGCACAATTTCCAAGTCTATCTGGCGCATCTGGTCGCTGGCAGCTTCGTGAACAAAGACGGGCTGTGAGAGGCGATAACTGGACTACTCTAAATAGCTTTGAATCTATTGCTTCCTATACAGCACCATCTGGTGGTTCAAATGGTGTAATAACATTTAGTTCAATCCCTCAGATATACAAGCATTTACATATTCGTGGAATCTTGAGGTCAGATAGGGCTTCAACATACGACTCAGCATATGTGTATTTTAATAGTGATCAAACATTATCAAATTATACACTTCATGGTTTAAGAGGAGATGGTACAACAGCTTCATCTTTTGGATATGGAACTGCATCTGCAGCAGGTAATCAACTACCTTTATTTTTTGGTAACTCACCGACATCTCAAATGTTTGGCATCTTCATTATGGATGTTTTGGATTATACAGATACAAATAAATATAAAGTAGCTAGAGCAATTGGTGGATGTGATTATAATGGCGGAGGTGTTGTTGATTTTACTTCAAGCGCATGGATTAATAATACTGCAATAACAAGTATTACATTCAAATCAGTAAATGCTACAGAATTTCTAGAATATTCTTCAATTGCTCTTTATGGGGTTAGAGGGTAATTATGGCTTCAACATATGATTCAATCATGACGCACACACTTTCTAGTGCAACAAATACATATACTCTATCTAGTATCCCTCAAACATATACCGACTTAGTATTGGTTGTAGGTAGCGTTCGTGAGGCTGCTGCAATGAGCGCCGTTGCGGCTATTAGATATAACGGAGATACTGGGTCAAACTACTCCACTACATACATCGGTGCCAGCGGTGCTGGTGGTCTCTTTACTGGTCGCAGAT